AAAAGCAACCTAATCTACGTAAAAAGGTTATGAGTGCTGAGGAAGTTTTCAAGAGTGGTATACTGAAAGAACGCACAGATACAGGGCGAATATATCTAGTATTCATTGATAATGTAATGAACCAAGGTCCGTTTGATCCGGAATATCATACGATTTATCAAAGTAACTTGTGCTGTGAGATCCTACTACCCACACGTCCGTTCAAGAGACTTGACGACGATAGTGGACGTATAGCGTTGTGTACACTGGGATCTATCAACTGGGGTGCGTTCCGAAACCCAGAGGACATGCGTAGAGCCTGTCGTATTCTACAGCGTAGCCTGTGTAACATTCTTGACTATCAAGACTTCTTGTCAATACAGAGTAAACTAAGCAATGATGAAATCCAACCACTAGGTATTGGTGTTACCAACCTTGCTTACTGGCATGCCAAGCGTGGACTCAAGTATGGCGAGAAGGATGCTCTAGCAGATGTTAAATCATGGATGGAGCATCAAGCATACTATCTAACAGAAGCAACTATCGAGTTGGCCAAAGAGCGCGGACGTTGTGTAGACAGCGATAAGACACGTTACGGTCAAGGCGAGTTTCCTTGGGAACTACGTGCCGCAGGTGTTAACGAACTCACAGACTTTACACCTGAACTAGACTGGGAAACACTACGTGGCGAAATGTTAGAACATGGTGTACGTAATGCAACACTAATGGCCATTGCTCCTGTTGAAAGTTCCAGCGTTGTCATTAACAGCACCAACGGCATTGAAATGCCAATGAGCCTAATCAGTACTAAAGAGTCTAAGGCAGGATCATTCACACAGGTTGTACCAGAGTATCACAAGTTGAAGAACAAGTATCAACTGATGTGGGAACAAACAGACTGTGCTGGCTATTTGAAAACTGCGGCAGTGCTACAGGCCTATGTGGATCAAAGTATTTCAACGAATACATTCTACAATCCAGCACACTTTGCGGATCGTAAAGTTCCAACTACATTGATTGCTAAGAACTTAATGTTAGCGCATCACTGGGGTGTTAAGACTTTCTATTACAGTCTAATTAACAAAGCAGGTGCTAAGGCTAAAGAAGAGGAACTAGTTCAAACTATTGCACAGAACTATGTTGATAGTAGTTTTGACGATGAAGACTGCGAGGCATGTAAGTTATAATGTTAGAAACTATCTGTGACATAATGACTGACGCTTATAAGCGTAACTGGATCACAAGTCGTGACGGCAATGTATCAATACGTCATCACGACCGTG